ATTCTTTCTTCTTCAAGATCATCAGCTTTAATATCTTTATGTTCATCTACCCATCTCTGAGCCTCTTCCATGGTGAACTTATCAGTCTTAAACATATATTTCTGAACTTTAGTGGATCCATCTGGATCGCTTTTAAGTTTGCCTATAACAGCCTTAATCCCTTTTGAAGCAGATATATTTATAGTTCTAAATGAATCATCTACAAAATCTCCAGCACTTCTTACTGGTATGTGATGATAATTATCTGTTGTCTCAGGCTTCATTATGATCGTTGCTTCATCTTTCTCAATTATCTCTATAACAAAAGCATTATCATCAGCAGCCTGTTTTGCTTCTTCCTCAGTGATTATGCCCTTGCTTATGGCAAGTTGAAGTGCATCTGGATTAGACGGAACAGGAACATCGCTATATTCAAGCATAAGCCATTTAGGATATACCCTGTAGGCACCTTCAAGATCCTCAGATTTCAACCCAAGTGCTTTAAGATCAAGCTTATCAAAATCTTCCTGATCTACAGACTCAAGTGGTATAAATCCTATAGACTTTGCCATAGGAAATCCACTCTTTCTGTATTCATAAATTTCATCAGCCTTCTGGTGTTTAGCGTATTGAGTCTTTGCTATGAGGCCATTTTCATCTGCCTTAATCCACAAAGACTTGCCCAAAGGAATTGACCTGTAATCATGAGCAAAAAGAACTACTGGATTTTTTCTGTAATGGTCAAGAACTGCTCCATTAGGTACAACGATTTCACCATCTCTATCTACGGATTTAGTTGTGATATAATCAACAGAAGATCTTTCACTTTCCTTAAACTTCGTATCCTCTGGTGTTATACCTTTTCTGATTAAATTTGTTTCAGCTTCTTTGAGACCGTGTTCTTCCAGAGCTTTTTTAGCCCACTTAGGCAGCCCAATGTCTCCAGCTGTAACCTTTCTTGTGATAAGGCCACTCATCTCTACCTCCCGTGCATTTAATTTGTTCTGCCCCTTAATCTCTCTAACACAGCCTCAGCTAAATTGGCTGATAAAACATCTATCCCTTCATTCAATATCTCAGACATATCTTCATCCGATGGCTGATCTTGACCAGGTGGTTTTTCACCAAGTGGAACAAGATTTTGATTAAGTATTGGTTTATCTCCCCAATCAACACCATCTTTGTTGTCTGCTTCCCTTTCCATATTGATACTACTATAACCTGTTTGGAGATGAACTTTCTTTTCCTCCAACCTATGTTCCTTATCAATTGGAACTGGATCATCGAAGGCAACAAATAGTTTATCATCGAATTTAGGGGTTAGCTTTTCATTTAGTTTTTCTTCAGTCCTAACAAGCCTTGGCTTTATGGTATCTTTCATGTGCGTGTAGGAAGCAACTTCAGCATTTGCCCGTGTTGCATCCTTATCGTAAAGCCCCATAGATTGGCCATAAGCGTTTACTATTTCTTCTTTTACAGCCTTTCTTCCCTGCATAAAACTCAAGTCTTTAGGTGCTAAGCCGAACTGTTTATATGTGACGCCTTTTTCAAGTAAAGGCGATTTACCAACATTCTCTATGCCTTGAAAAGTCTGCTGAATTTCTTCCTTCAACCTATCAAACTCATATTGGCTTAATTCATTTTCAGTCTGGAATGCACCCTCTATCCTACCCATATTACTAAAGACAAAATTTTCATATCTATTTATATTCTGACTAATGTTATATGCATCTACAACAGCTGATAATGGCCCTTTGCCATAATAAACACTATTAGGTGAAGGGAACTTAAAATGTATCACAGATTCTTCTGAGAAATCTACTTCATCCCAACCCCTAACAAAAGTATAACCTTTTATGAACTTGATTTTATCAGGAACAATCCTCATATTTTGAGGGGGCATTGGCCATATTTCTTGAGGAACACCAAGTTTATCACTTAAAATATACCAATACGCATTGCCACATAATTCTTGATATAAATTAGTCAACTCAAATAGTGAGAAATAATTCATAAAATTATTTACATTTCTCATCAAAGTTAACATAGGATGATCAAGGACTTCTTCTATCTCAACTGCCTTTCTGACTTGTGGCAATGAAGAAAGGACAGGGTGAGATCTAAGTTCAAAATCTTTCTCTTTGCTTATTTTTCTAGTTGGATTGCTCTTTATTTGGCCCCTATTTGGTTTACCAACAAAAAGCCTTAAAGGAACAGAAGCTGAACTAACAGCATTTTTAGATGCTGCTACATAAACCCAACCCCTATAAGCTTTCATAAATGCTTCAAAATTCCCTTCTGGCTGGAGATTGTTTCCATAACTCCATGGCCACAAAAGATTAGATATGAGCTTATTCCTTCCCGTTGGCTTCTTAGCTTTCTTTATCTCAAACCCAAAAAGCCTCATAAAAGCCTCGCTCTCGGTCTACCGATCCCTTTAGCAAAAGTTAGGCAAAGAGCATCAGCATCATCTGGGCTTCTGCCAAGTTCTTTACGCATCTTCTCTTTATCCATTACTTTAACTTTTCCATTTCTTATTTCATATTCAGGTATTGATAACTCTTCAGCCAATCTTTCATTAGGAGGTAGCATAGATCCAGAATCTGCTCTAAGCCATTCCCTAACAGACCACCATAGCTGATCCCTAAAAGAAGCGAACTCACCCATCTCAGTCTTTTCAGTAGGTTTGGATGAAACCATTATTTTCTTTGAATTACAATAAACAATTTCAAGCTGATCTTTGCTATCACATTTAGTGCATGTTGTTTCTGTGTCTTTTGGATTAACTATTATGTGGCCACATTTCTTACATTTCAACCTATATGTAAGATTCATATTAGGTGCTATGCCAGCTCCAACTCCAGTTGCATCCACATTGATTATTTCAGCTTCTCTTTCATGATAAAAGAGGGATGCCTTGTGTGACGTCTGCCCAATATCCATACCATGCCATCTCTTTATGTCCTTCACGAATCCCCCATAACGAGTGCATAGCGTGTTGTAATCCTCACCAAGATCAGCAACATCAAGCCCCATGATGGCCTTCACCCCAACAGGAGCCTTCTCCCCGAATTGGGCCACATAGGCATCCCATCTTGTCCTAGCAGCATTAATCCAATCAATACTTATGAGCTGGTACATTGACTGAGTAGGATATTCACCTAATACCATATAAGAAAACTGAGGCTCAATTATCCTTCTATGGCCACCTTTTAGAGGTGGGAAATAATTACCAGCTGTATCTTCTGTTGTCTTCCCTACAAGATAATCAGGAACTTCAAAGCAAGTCCCATCTATCTCATCGCCTTCATCTACATTTACTGGTGCAGTCCATTCATTTATTCTTGTTATTGTCTTCTCTCTTGTTACAGCACCAATTATTTTTTCTTCACCAGTCAAGACATTAGGATGGTCAAAAGCTTTCATGTGCACAACTGAACATTTACCATCCCTAATCATTCTATAAACAGCACCCAACCTTCTTTTAGGATTAAACATTACAAGAAGTCTTGAAAATCCACCGCTCATACACGACTCAATTGCTCTGTAAATCTCATCTGGAATAGCATCGCCCTCATCAAGAACGAAAAAGAGGTTAGGTGCATGTATACCTGAGAATTTTGCTTCCCTTTCGTCTACAGATCCACTCATAGGTATTGTAACACCTTGGATGAAACTTCTTGGGTTGCTTCCATCTTCAATATACAAATTATTCACTTTATCTGTTTCAAATAATTGAGGGTTGATTTTTATTTGGGCTCTTATTTCACCCCAAAGTTTTGCTTTTAGATTTCGTTCTGAGGGAGGTGCTGCGGCAGTTATTACTATTGAGTCTGGTCTACATTTTTTGAACCATATAGCAGCACAAGCTGCTCCGTGAGTCTTGCCTGTTGAATTAGCCGATATAGCAACTGTGTAGATGTTTTCTACAACAGTCCTTAACATCCTTTTTACATCATCTGTTATATCTTGTTTTAAAACATCCCTACAAAATCCAACAGGGTCATTTTCATAATCATTATAGTTTATTTCTGATAGTGCTTCTTCAATGTCAGATATTGTATATCCATTTAAAATATTATCCGCTAAAATGCTAAGATCTACATCTAATGATTCATGCATTAACCAAAAGCCCTATCGAGTTCAATTGCCTTTGCTTTATTTAATTTCTTATCCCCGACTTTTTTAGCAAGAATAGACTTGAGTTGGTCAGCAACCTCTTTTGGGAAACCTTTGAAAAGGTTAGCAAGTGAAATTTCAACACTCATCCTATCAAGTTCATTAAGACCAAGAAGATCAACCTCTTGATTTATTGCTTTAAGGACTAATGATAATTTACCTGCTCTCCATGCTGCTGTCTTAGTCTCTTTTATCTCTGCTAATATCCTTGCTCTATGAGAGGAAATTTCAGCCATCATCTCCTCTCTCCATTGCTCTTCAAGAACCTTTAAATCTTTACTTACAACAGATACAGACCAAGGTCTACCAAGATGGGTATTTGTGACTCCTTTATCAATTAACAGCTGATGAATCTGATTAAGAGTCATACCTCTGAGTCTAGCACTAGACACGATCCGTCTACGTTGAAGCTGTAATGGATCATATACTGTATTTTGCCCTGCTTTAGCCATATTAAGTTCCTACGCAACCATTATATAACATGAAAACCAATAAGTAAAGCATTATTTAAAAAATATCATCTATTATTGTATCATCACTGAATGAGAAGTCCCATCCATGAGGATTTGATTCATTGTTGAGATACGCATCTAAAGCCTCTCTTATTATTGATGACACAGATGATGAATCTCTCAATTTTGCTTCCTTCTTAACCCTTTCATGCATCCAGATTGGCATCGTAATAAGAACCTGCTTCATAGAATTTTTGCCTTTAATCTCTACTGATTCTGCCATAGCACACTCCTAACTAGTTTGAATTATATATGTATAAATTTTTTATTCAGAAAAGTAAAGTTTTTTATTGAAACTATTTACTTTTAGTTTATAATAGATTAAAATATTAATCTACTCCTAATAATCATAAATCTCTAAAATCATTCACTTCTTTATGAGAGTAATTGATGGATAGACCGCCGTATTTTCCAACAGAAGAAGGCCTTGTTAAACGGTCAATAGAAATATTAGACCAAGAAATAATGCCAAAATTCAAATACAAAAAATATCCAATAACAAGATACGGAATACATAGAAAAAAGCATAATAAATATTACAAAATGTTTATTAGAATAATTGACTATCTATGCGATCTAAGAGACGATTATAGCAATGACATAGAAATCCTTGTTGAAGATTATTTAACATCTGTTTGTGAATATTACAAAAAATTCAATAGGCAACCAAACCTTAATAATTTTAGTCCATCTGTTAATAATAAAATACATTTTGATGAATGGATAATAAAATTTGAAAAAGAGAATTGTGAAGAATATTGGATACGAAATGGAAATAAGGCACATGAAATAGTTGACGTTGAATACCTTCTATTTGACCACGAGCCAGAATTTATAGAGGTGTAGATGGATCTAACTCTTAACACTGATGACCAAGACCGTGTCATACATTTGTGTATACTTGATACAAAATTCTTAGGGCATGCCATTAGACAAGGGATAAAATCATCATATTTTAGCACAGATATAAGAAAGAAAGTTTTTAAGACAATAATTGAATTTTACAGAAGTTACAAAAAGTCACCTGGAATAGATATTGTCTCTGAAATAGAAAACAAGATTGAAAGGAGAAAAATAAGAGAAGATGACAAACAGCTATTTGAGGAATACCTATTACAAATCTTCTCTATCCAACCATTCTCGCAAGAACTAATAAAAGATAGACTGAATTTTTTTGTAAAAACAAGGATAGTCTCAAATCTTCTTAACTCGCTTCTTAAACTTCAAGACCATTTCACAATAGATCCAGATAGACCACTTCAATTAATAAGAGAAAGCATAATAGAAGCAGATAGCACAACAGGAAGAAAAGGCGTTGAAAGCATATCATATGAGCCAATAGATTCCATCAGAGACATAGACTATGTTACTAAATTCGGAATTGAACCTATTGATGACCAATTAGGTGGAGGCCTTAAACCTACTCAATATTGTGTTATACAAGCATACCTTGGTATGGGCAAGTCATGGTGCATAAATCATCTTGCTAAGATGGCTGTAAGATTCGGAAACTCACCATTAGTTATCCCTACTGAAATGTCAAATAGGACAGCAAGGCTAAGATTTAGGATGTCATTCACAGGGATGACATCAAAAGAATCAATAGAAAATGCTGGTGAAGCAAAAGATAAAGTTGTTAATTCTATGCTTATGGGTTCAGACATTTATCTTTTATCTGAAGAAGAAAAAAGTATGAGGGTTGATGAACTTCCTTCAATTGTAGAGGATACGGAGTCTGAAACAGGAAAAATAATAAATCCGATATTGATAGACTCTCCAGATGACATGCAGCCTCCAGAAGGTAGATACAAAAACAAACTTGAAGCAAATACCGCAATACATACTTTCCTTAAAAATTATGCCAAGAATGAAGAAAAGTGCATAGTAGCAACATCTCAAGCAAGAAGAGATGGAGAGGATACGTTTTGGCTTGGGCCAGCTACAGTTGCTGATAACATAAATAAATTCAGAAAAGCTACAGTTGGAATAAGCATAAATGGAATTAAGAAGGAAAAGGAAAGATGGCTGTATCGCCTCTGGTTGTTTAAGCACACAGACGGCAAAGAGGGAGCAAGAGTTTGGGTGAAAAGAGACTTTGAACGTGGCCAATTTGTTACAAGGTATTCAAGATACA